CTCGTGAGGGGGTTGGCGCTCCCACACGTTCCGGTTGACGGAAATCGCTACTGACACCATACTGACATTTGATGCGCGTCGGAGTGCTTGCACCAACCGCTCGCGCATGCCGTGCCGCGCTAATGCCGACCGCCGCTCGCCCTCGGGAGTGCTAGTCACCAACCCGAGCCAGCCCGCCGCGATCCATTGCGAACCAACCCCAATCGGTTCAACCGCACGGCGACGCGCCATAGCAGCGTCCCGTGCTGCAATGGAGATGCGGCATGGCCGTAGGAGCACAAGGCGCAGCACCGGCAGGTACGTATATCGAGACCGCCGCCATTGGCGTGAAGGAAGACCTGCGCGACATCATCGAGCGCATCGACCCGGACGAAACCCCACTCTATTCCGCGCTGCCCTCGGTGGACGCCCAGCAGGTGCTCACCGAATTTCTGGTGCAGGAGCTTAATCAAGCCGCCGACAACGCCCAGCCGGAAGGCTTCACCGCCGTTATGCAGGTGGTGGTCAAGCCGGTGCGTTTGAATAACGTATGCCAGATCCTGGCACGTACGGTCGGCGTATCGAATACCCTGCGCGCGGCCGACATGGCAGGCGGCGAGGACGAGTACAACCGGCAACTCATCCTGCGTGGCATGGAGGTCAAGCGCGACCTGGAACTGGCGATCACCTCGCCGCTGGTGCGCACCATCACCGACCCGCGCCATATGTCCGGACTGCCCTGCTACACGGTCAACGGCTCACGCGGCGCCGGCGCTGGCGTGATGCCGGTCGGCGACGGCTCCAACGCCGGCACCGCCGGCACCCTGCGCGATCTCACGCTGGCGATGGTCGATAGCGCGATGCAGCAATGCTGGCAGGCCGGCGGCAAGCCCACACTGGGCATCATGTCGGGCAACGTCAAAGCCTACTTTGCCACGCTGTCGCAGGGCGGCACCGGGAACGCCGTGGTAGCGCAGAACATCCAGAACGTTACGTCGAGCGAGCAGGTGACGATTCAGGGTGCGGTGGACGTGTATCGCACCAACTTCGGCGCCATCCAGCTTGCCCCCGACCGCTTCATGCCGGCGCACCAGATCATCCTGGTCAGCACCGACTACGCCGAGATGGCGCCACTGTCGGGCAGATCCTTTGTCGACCAAACGTACGCCACCACAGGAGACAATACCCAGGGTGGTGTTGTATACGAGGGATGTATACGTCCGACTGCACCGAAGGCTCATGCGACTATCTTTGACCTCAACCAGTAGTCCGCTATGCCTCTACTATACGAGAACTACGACCCGGTAACGCTGCGTGCCACCGAGGTCGATACCGACACCGATGCCGGGTTGGTCTTTACCCACTCGCAGAACACCCGGCCGATTGTCGAGAGCGCCAAGCGGATCGCGTCCAACTTCGATCCGCTGGTGCGGCGCGACACGGTGCATGTGGCGCGCATTCCGATGGTGATCTGGCAGAACCTGCAACGCCTGGGAATCACCAAGGACGAGGCTGCGCTAAATCGCTGGCTCAACGACCCCGACAACTGCGTCTTCAGAACCGATGACAGGAGTACGCTCTGATGGCCCTTGCAACCCACGAGAACCACGCTGACGCGCCTCGGCAGCGCCCGTCCCCCGGTGTCGGCATGCAGGGCAAAGCGCCCGTGACAGGCTCCGTCGAGGCGGCAAAGCCGGTGCTGATCGAGGACATCGATCCCATCCTGCTGGTGAAGATGCACCCGGAAGCCACCTCGGCTGCCGACATGCGCGCCATGGCTCTGGCCGCCGGCACTGCCACCTACGAGGCCGGCCAGACGCTGGTTGCCTCGCAGCAGGAGCCGGTGCTGGGGGCCGGCGAAACCCCGACGCCAACACCCACGCCAACGCCGCATCCGCGCCGGGACTAACCGGTGGCCAGCCTGCAGCAGTTGAGCGATGACGTTGTTGGCTGGTTGAACCGGCGCGATATCGTCGATCGCATTCCCGGCTGGGTGGCGATGGTCGAGACCGAGATGGCCGAGACCCTGCGCGCCCGCTGCATGGTGGTGACCGTCACCCAGCCGATTGACAATGCGTATATCTCGATGCCGCCGGATTTCGCGACCATGGAGAGCATCCGCGACGCGATATCCGGCGAGCTGTTCGAGATGAAAGACGAGTGGTCGGGGCACTGGACCGGTGCGCAGACCAGCGCGTGGCAGGGTGCGGTGGGTAGCATCCTCGGCCAACCCTGCACCGCATACCGGCTGGTGCATGATTGTTTGGAACTGTTGCCTCATCCGGTGATTCCAGATCCACCCGACCCTAACTGGAAGCCCCAGCAGATAATGATGGGGTATTATGCCAGGCCGAAACCCCTAGTCCTGCCGTCTGACACTAACCCAATTCTCGAACAGCTTTATGCCACATACTTGTATGGGGTAATAAAACAAGGGGCGCTATTTGAACTAGATGACGATAGAGCACAGCAAATGGACGGTCTTTGGCAGCAAGTAGTAACAAGGGCGAACTTATGGAAGCAACAATCAGACTATAGTGGTGCTCCATACAGATCTGAACTTGCAACGGTGTTCTGATGGACGGTAGCGCCAGCATCGGTCTTGAGCAGGCACTACTTGGCCACAGCCTGGGCTTCGCGCCGATGGCCTCGCCGACGCAGGTGTATGTGGCACTGTGCCTCGCCTCGACGGCGCCGTCCGAGACGGTGCGGGGGCTTGAGGCGTCGGGCGGTGGCTATGTCCGCACACCGGCTACCTTCGCGCTAATCTCCGGGCCATCCAACATCGCCGCCAACACCACGTCCATCGAGTTCCAGCAGGCAACGTCCTCGTGGGGCGTGGTCGGGTTCTTCGAGCTGTGGGACGCGGCGGCGGGCGGCAATCGGCTGTATTGGGGCCAGTTGGTCGATCCGGCTGACTTCACCACGCCACTGACGATCACGGTCTCGGCCGGCGATATCGTACGGTTCTCGGCTGGCACGCTGGGCGTTCAGGCAGCGACTGGCTCAGGCGGCACGGCCAGCATCGGGGCGTATCTGCCGCTCGCGGGCGGCACGTTAAGTGGGCCGTTGCTGCTGGCCGGAGATCCCACCGACACTCTGCAGGCTGCCACCAAGGGCTACGTGGACGCGCATAGCGGCAGTGGCGGCGGCCCTGGGTTCTTGCCGCTCTCGGGCGGCACCATGCTGGGGCCGCTCAACTACACCGCAACCGGCGGCACAACGTCGCGCTCGGCGCAGGATCGTGCGCACGACTGGATCAATGTCACGGACTTCGGCGCCAAAATGGACGGCACCACGGACAACCTGGCGGCATTCAATGCTGCACGCGGGGTTGCATCGTTCAATGGCGTCATACAAGTGCCGCGTGGATCCACCGTGTTTCCCAACGGCATCACCGCCGGCATCACGACGCCCGTGCTGTGGAAAACGGATGGCACAACATTCCCTGGCGGCGCATCGCCAATCATTACACTCGGCCTGCCGGGAGATGTAACCGAAGGGTTTTTCAACGGTAACAAGTATTTCGGCAAGCGCAGCATGGTGAAAGGTCCGGGCGCCGTGTTGCGCGTGGACATGATCCAGACCGATACGACCGGCGGGAACACCACGGATATCTGCAACGGCATTAACGTTGTAACGCAGCAGAACCTCGGCAACACCAATCAGATATGGGGCATCGCTGTCGTGGGCGATGCGTATGCCGATGGGACCAGCGGCGGGTTCGTCGGCATCCAATCAACGGTGCGCAAGCACGCCGGCGCGCAGGCGTGGGCGGTACAAACCGTGACGCTGGATGATACCGGCTTGGCCAGCAGCGCGAATGGCCATGGCATGCTTGGTGCCGAAATCGCCGTGCGGGCGCTGAACGTGGACGATGCCGGCAATACGCTGGCCTTCGGCGGCGTCGGCATCCGCAAGGGCATCCACCTTACGATGAACCGCGCGGGCACGGCGCCCGCTGACAATGAGACGAGTTTCTCAAACGCCTTCTGGGTGAGCGGCGACAGCCTTGCCACCAAGACCTACATCAGCAGCGTCTATGGCGTGGATACCACCGTGGATTGCTATTCAGTGTTTGATGCGCGGGGGGCTGGCGCCCCATTCAACTACGGCGGCAACCCTGTGGCTGCGGTGCGTATGTCCGCCGGACAGATCGTGGACCTACATGGCGGCACTGCGTTGAACAGCCCACCGGGAGATTATCTCTGGTACGACGCGGCCACGTCGAAGATAAAGTTTAATCACGGAACGACGACCATTTGGTCAATTGATGCCAATGGCAATATGCGAACGCTTGGCACCATAACGCCCTCGGTTGCGCCATGATAGGTTTAGGAAATGTGGCGCCAGGTTATTCTCAGTGCCACCTTTTCCACCGTGTGGAAATTGAACCCAAGCTGGTCAGAGATTTCCTTATTGTTAAAGCCTTCCGCTCTCATGCGCCTTATGTGCATGACATCATTGACAGTCAGTCTGGACCTACCATGACGCTCGCCAACCGCATGGTTGCCTCGCCTTCGGTATTCCCTATCCGCGGCATTCTCTTTTTGCGTGCCAAGATAGAGATGCTTTGGGTTGCAGCAGGGCGGATTATCGCATTTATGAAGAACGTTCATTCCCGTAATGACGGTAATGCCAGAGAGGATCAATGCCACCCGATGCGCTGGCTGCGCGACGCCATCGTATCTTATTTTCCCATAACCCCACACATCTATGCCACGCTGCCATACCCAACACGCTTCCGGGCCTCTGCTTTTGTCAACGGCATCCCAAAAATCGTGGATGCGGGGTCGGATTATTGGGAGCCCGTTCAAGAGCGCGATCTTGTAGTGAAACTTGCAATAACTCCTTGCGTGATACGGTCGCTTGCAGTCCTGCACGGAACACACTTTGCTGGTCTTAGCCATGTTGAGCCCCTAGCTCGCCTGGTCAGAGTGGGTGGCTGCTCCTGCAAGAGCGCCATCCACTCGATAATCCAACGAATTACAGCAATGTGCAACATGCGCTGCGCCGGCACCGTCACCCCGAGCGTCGCACCCTGATGGCAACGCCACGCCCCTATGGTCGCGGCCCGTATGGCGCCTCGGTCTACGCCACATACCGCACCTACGAGGTCGGTGGTCTCGCCCAGGTCTCGTTCGGTGCCGAGGCGGCAACGCTGATCCGCACCTGGCAGCAGCCAACGCAGATGTGCGCCACCGGCACATGGACGCTGACGTCGCTGCCAACGCAGCCACCCAACGACCAGATGGAACTGGCGGCATGAGCGACTACACCACCACGCCGAAATTGGGGCTCTATAAGCCCACCCCGAACGCCGATGGCGATATGTGGGGCGACCACCTTAACGCCAACGCCGACATTCTCGATGCGGCAGTTGGGGGACCCGGCGGCGGCCCGTTTGTGCCGCTGAACGGCAGCGCACCGATGACAGGGAAGCTGACCGCACCTGGACTGGTCCTGACCGGATTGCCCACGAGCGCGTCCGGCCTCGCGGCTGGCACGGTATGGAACAACGGAGGCGTGCTGTGCATCGCTTGATCGCACTGGCGGCTGCCTTTGCGCTCACGGCGCCCGCTGCCGCACAGACGCCGACATTCACGACGTTGACGGTGCAGGGCGCGACGACGCTCAATGCGGGTGGTGCCTTTACGGGTACGTTCAC